CGCTGATTTTCGTTGGGGCACCGCGAACGCCAAGCAGGTCGTGGCGCGCTTCATGGCTTACTCCAGCCAAGCTGGCACCTACACATTCAAAATTGCAAACAACACCTCAAGCCGAGTTTTCCTCGCCCCATTTACGCTGGTGGCGAACACTTGGAAGGAAATCACCATCGTCATTCCCGGTGATACCGCCGGGACATGGGCAACTGACAACTCACTTGCGATGTACTATGGCTGGGCCTTAGCTGCCGGATCGACTTACAATACCGGCGTCGCCGGTTGGCAGGGCGTCAACATGGCGCAAATGGCGGGCCATACCAATCTGGCGGCAACCGCCAACGCGAATTTCTTTGTCACTAATGTCGGCCTCTACCTCGACGACCAGAACACCGGAACGGCGCCGCCCTGGGTGATGCCCGACGAGGCGCAGGAATTGGCGGCGTGCATAAGATATTACACTAAGCATTTAAATCTAACGGCATCCGGCATAGCGACGGCAGCGTCGCAGACGATCTTTTTTGATACGATCCTCTCGACCCCCATGCGAGTTTCGCCCGCAGTCAACGTCTCCAATACTTCCAATAGCAATACCGCCGGGGTCGCCAATAGTGGAACGACAGCCACGCACCTGCGATTGACCTGCACTGCGGCAGCAGCGGGAGCGTTTTTCAGTCAGAACGATACGACCCTGACCGCGAGAATGTAACCATGCCATATGTTTCCTGCCGCTACACACCGCCCGACGAAACCGGGATGGGCGCCGAAACCAAAGAGGGCGAAAACGCCCGCATCATCTGCACCGACGACCAGGGCGTCGAATGGCATCTGACCGAGGACAGCCAGGTCGGCGACTGGCTGCGCTTCCAAGAGGAAGACGGCGAGGTGCTGGCCTATGAGGAGCAACCGGAACCCGAGGTGGACGACCCCGACACGCGGTCGCTTCCGCCCTATGAACCAGCCGACCATCCAGACCGGGAGCTTCCCGCTGATTGACCGAACCGCCACCCAGCGAAGGCCGCCTGGCCGCCGCGGCAACGGTGGTCAAAGGTCTGTCGTGGGCGAACCTGCTGACCATCGCGGCGCTGGTGGCGATCGCGATTCCGGCCTATCTGGTCTATCGCGCGCTGAACGATCCGGTGCTCTTGGACCGCATGCTCAGCTCCTACAAGGAGGAGAGCTCGCAGCAGACCGGCTGCACCTTGCGCACGGCGAAGCAGCGCGGCGGTCCCGAAACCTGGGCGATCTCGACCGGCTGGGCGTTTCACGGCGGCGACCGCTATTACATCGCGGTGGCGATGAATCGCGCGCCGTCCGAAGCCGAATTGGCTGCTTACTGCGCGACGCTCAAACTGCTCGCCGAGAAGCTCGGGCAGCCGGCGATATGAAATTGCTCACCCTCGTCTATCTCGCGACCCACGGTTACTCGATCGTCTTTTCCGGCGACCAGTGCCGGGCTCTCCGTCAGGCCAAGATTGGAGTCGCGCAATGTCACCAGCGATTCGCCAGCTTGCGCGCCGAGAGCGCCAACTTCTCGACCCCTACCGCAGCTGCAAGCCCGGCCCAAGGCTCTACGAGTACCGCCGGACCCAGCCGCGGCCGGCCAAGTGGTTCACCTTCTTCGCCGTCTGGCGGCCCAGGCAGCGGCGCTGACGCGGGCGGCAGCACGCCGGGGGCCTCGTCACCTGGCAGCGGTGAAAGCGCGTCAGGCGGCTCGCCAGGCAGTGGTACGGGCAGCCCCGGCAATCCGGGCGGCGGCGACCGCCATCCCAGCGAGCCGATCGTGCAGCCGCCGCCGGACAAGCCGACGATCGACCTTGCCGGCCTGGCCAAGCTGCGCGGCGAGATCAGGGATGCCGCCCGGCAGGCGGTGATCGACCGGATTATTCACGGACAGAAGCCGCCTGATACCGACAGCGGCAAGCCAGATCGGCCCGGGATCGGCAAGCCGGGCACCGGCTTTCCCGGTTACAGCCCGGGGCCAGGTGGCATGCGCGGCCAGGCCAGTCCGAAATCAAGCGGTGGCGCGGCGTGGGCGGGGCAGGCAAGATGACCTTCGAAGAATTGTTCGAGAGGAGCACGACCGTGAAAGCCGCCAAGCCCGTGAAAGACATCGAGCTCGCCCTGCGCGAGGTCTGCGACCACTACGCCCCGCATCTGCCGAAGCAGAAAATACTCGACGCGCTCGATGTGGTAACCGAAGAAGTCAGCGACGAGAGCTGGCCCGAGAAAAAGTCCGGCGCCGCCGGAGATGATGACATTCAAACCTCCGAGGAAGGGACCGACTGATGGCAAAGAATTTTGCGCAAGATCTCAAGGAATGGCTTGAGAACTATTCGGGGGAAACCCCCCGCGAAGGCGCCGCTGCGGACTTGCGGACGCAGGCTGACCTGATTGAGCGCAGCGCGAATTGGCCGCCACTGGTGCGCCAGGTCGAGGCCGAGCGCGCCGCCGGCCGCGCACCGCTTAGGCAGCCGACCGAAGGCGAGATGAAGAACGCCGCCGCGGCCAAGACCGCGGCCGAGCTCGCCGAGCGCAAGGGCATTCCCGAAGATTACGCCGACGTTGAGGACATCCTCGCCCACCCGGAGCGCAATCCCAGCCATCCCGACCCGTCCGCAGAGCCGACCGAGGCCGAGCAGCAGGCGCAGCGCGAGCAGCAGACGCAGGATCAGCGCGAAAAGAACGAGCGCGAGACCGAGCAGAAGCGCCAGCAACAGCAGCGCGACGCCAAGAAGAAGTGAGCCAGCGGCTCTCTGAAGACGAGGCACGCTATCTGGCGGCGCTCCGGCGCCGGCAGAAGGCGGCGCGCGCCCGCGACGACCTGCTCGAATTCAGCCAATTCATGATGCCGGATGCCGACCATTCGGACGACGTCACCCGCTCCGCATATATTACAGCCAAACATCATCGCGCGATCGCCGCCGCATTCGAGCAGGTCGAGCAGGGCAAGATCACCCGGCTGATCATCAACGTGCCGCCCCGGCACGGCAAAAGTCAGCTTAGCTCGCGCATGTTTCCGGCCTGGTTCCTCGGTCGCCACCCCGAGCAAAGCCTGATCCTGGCCACCTATGCCGACCGGCTCAGCTGGGATTTCGGCCGCGAGGTCAACGCCCTGCTGGAGGACAGCCTCTATCGCCAGGTGTTTCCCGATGTGCGCCTGAAGACCGCCAGCGTCGATCGGATCGAGACCGAGCAGGGCGGCAAGGTTTTTTTCGTTGGCAGGGGTTCGGCGATCACCGGCAGGGGCGCGATCGGCCTCTTGATCGACGATCCGATCAAGGATCGGGTCGAGGCCGACAGTACCCTGACCCGAGAGAAGCTATGGAGTTGGTATAATCAGGTTGCCAAGACCCGGCTGCTCAGCCATGCGGGGTGGGTGGCGATCATTCAGACGCGGTGGAGCGAAGACGACCTCGTCGGCCGGCTGACGGACCCGCTCAACCCCTCCTATAGCGCCGTCGAGGGGCGGAAGTGGCGGATCATCGACCTGCCGGCGATCGCCGTCGAGGACGACCCGCTCGGCCGCATTCCTGGCGAGGCGCTGTGGCCGGAGCGGTTTCCGATCGGCTATTTGGAGGAAATGCGCGAGGCCGACCCGCGCGGCTTTCAAAGCCTCTATCAGGGCAGCCCGACGCCGGATAAGGGCAATTTCTTCGCCGCCGAGTGCCTGCTGACCTACAAGCGGGGCGACCTGCCGCCAAAGGAGAACTTGCGCTTTTACGTCGCCTCCGACCACGCGGTGAGCTCGAAACAGGAAAGAGACAAGACCTGCCTGCTGCCGGTGGCGCTGGACGAAGATGAGAACATTTGGGTGCTGCCCGATGTGGTCTGGGGGCGCTATCCGACCGACCAGATCGTCGAGCGGATGATCGACATCATGGACCTGCACCGGCCGCTGTTCTGGTGGGCGGAGCGTGGCCAGATCACCAAGTCGATCGGCCCGTTTTTGCGCAAGCGCATGCTGGAGCGCAGCGTCTTCTGCTCGGGCTATGAGATGACGCCGATCGCCGACAAGGTCAGCCGGGCGCAGTCCGTGCAGGGCCGCATTGCGATG